CAGCATTGTGGTCTTCCAACTGCACAGCACTGACGGGATGAGATTCCAGCTTCTCGTGCCCATCGAAGTCAGCAGTGAGTGCCACCAACTCAGCGCGTACCTCTCCCGATTGCCACAACAACCCACCGGCTGTGAAGATAATCGGCACAAGCCAAACACTTGCTTTGAGTACATCGCTTTGGGTGATTGCCGCCATCAGTACCTGTCCGTGTTAACGCCAGAGTGGTTATTCACACGACCCTCGATCCAGTTTGGGACACGCCCAACATTGCTGAAACGGAGTCTATACCAGACTTTGAATGCGCCTGTTCTTCTAATGTCTGTAAACGTGAGCGTCCCATTTGTGACGGCACCACCGGTAGTAGAAGCGCTCAACTCAAACTCGGTATTACTCGTTTTGGATGCGATAGTAGCCCCTGCTGGGATGCCAGTCCCCGCAACCGAGATTCCGGGGTAAAAATAAGTGTTGTTGTCGTGTGTAATAGTGGGGTCATTATTGTAGTCGCACGTTGAATCCGACTCCCCAGCAACGGGAGGATTCTCGTAAGAAGCGAGCGATACAAACAAATAGATTTTATCGTCGTGAGCCCAAGATGCATTTGAGTTCCACTTCTTCTGAAGACCTCCAACAGGCACCTCACCATCGGAGTCCAGTGGTACACCGCTCGCATAGAAGGTGATGATCTCATCATCGTCTTCGCGGATAAAGTTGTAGCTTACCTGCACTGATTCAAAGTCACTTCCACCGTTGTCATGCTGCTCATGAGAGGCAGTAAACATGGAGTATCCAAGGAATCTAGCAGATGCATCATCGTTCTCGTTGTCGTTCCCATAGCAGGCCATTACCCCGAACTTTCTCTCATCAATAGAGACGGAGCTATCTATGCTACAGATTTCAGCCTTTGCTAAACCTACAGCGATACCGTGCCCTTCATTGTTGGCATGGGGCATGTTCTCCCCAGCCTCGATTCTGAAGTCGATTCCCTGAATATCATCAGCAGTAAACTGGCCGGTCCCGTCTGGCTTCAATAGTGGCGTTGCCACGCGGCAAGTTTCTGCGTCACTGGATAGCTTAACTCTTGACCCATATTTGTGGAGATCGGCATAGAACTCAATGCCATTAGGGCCGACACCAATCCAGTTGTCTGCATGCCCACTGACATCAGCAAGGCCCTTTGGATCGAAGTAGTACCAAACACCATCAACCGCATTGGCCAAGTCGCCGCTAATCGTGCTTACGTTTACCGGCATTACCCCGTTTGGGATCGGGTTCACACAAATCCAATCACTAATGCCAGGGGCATAGTCACGGCTGTTTTGTGCTGTTGGGCCGGTCTTGATTGGCCCAGGATTGATTTGCCTACGGCCCATTAGTAGTCCATCCGGTTGACGTATCCGAAGAGGTTGACCTTCTCTGTTACGGAAGCGAACGCTTTCACAACCAAGCTGTTCTGTATCAATAGCCCAGGGGCTACAAGGACAGTTTCGCTAGGGTTGATCACGACTTTGATGTTGTCATCGACGGCTGCGTTACCCCACTCCAACGTCAAAGTCACAGACCCGGTGTGGGTATTAGATGCGTATATCCAAACTTCATCCCAATCTGTAGCATTCGCAACAGCGGTATGGATGGTATCTCCGGCAGATTCAGTCTGTACAACCTTGATTCCCCTACCATTCGTAGAGCCGCTAAGTTTTTCCTTGGTAATAGTCGCCATTATGAAATCCTATGAGAAGACCTGCATATGCAGGACAAGGTCAACGTCGTCGTTAGAGCCACCGCCACCAGCACCTAACTGCGTATCGGTTCCAGCATCGTCTGTAAAATACAGCGTATTCGGCGTGCCGCTCTTCACCCAAATCTGGCCAAAGGCCGGAGTGTCTGCGGGCGCATTAGCTATCTCGTTCAATGCGATTGCGGCGGCGCTCCCATCTACTACGAAAGAGGCTGCGTGGTCTGTTGTCCCATTGATAATCACGGCTTCTGCACTGGCGTCTACAAACAACAAGTTAGCGTTGGCGTCACCCTCGACTCGGAAGTCACAGTTGATACCTGCGTCGTTCACTACGACTTCGCACTGAGTAGCGTTTGCTACATCCTCCCCACCAATCGAGAAGAGGTTCGCAGTAGCTGCGGTCCCTGCCGTCCCTCCAGCAAACACGTTGAAGGTAATCTTGCCAGCCTCGTCGCCAGCAGTGATGTCAGTAGCAAGTGCGTCGATGGTCGCGTAGGCTGTCTTGGCGTTGCCGCCATCCACACCCTGGAATGAGACAGAGCCCAAAGACATATCGTCTGCTTCATTCCACGATGCGCGATTGAACTTGAGTATGGCTGGCTTGTCTGTTGCGGTGTTTGAGTTTCTTAGCTCAATAATCGCTTCTGTCTCTGCTGCTGATGACTCAACCAGCAGGATTGGGTCACCATCTCCACCAACTGCGGCATTCAGAAGGTGAACCATCTGGACACCTACCGCTGCTGTATTCTCATTGTGGACAGTCAGCAGAGTTCTATTCCCAGTGTCTGATGAGTCGGATAGGAGTTTTAGCAAGCTTCCTGTAGTGAGGGAGTCGCCTGTGATTGTGGCCGCATCTTCTGTATCGTCGGCATGAGCGACTGAAAGTGTGGCGGCAGGATTAGTAAGGCCGATACCAACACGGTTGTTGGTAGCGTCGACGGACAGCGTACCGGCATCAATCTCAAGGTCACCCGCAACAACGCTGGTTGAGGAGATACCGTGCAGACCATCTGTCCCACCAGTAGTAGCCGCCGATGAACTATTAGTTGAAGACATCAAGCCCCCTTAGAAACAAACTGAACCGAGATATCGAAATCAGAGCTACCCGCAATAGCGGTCACTCGAAGATATAGTCGCGTACCCACGCAATACACCAACATTACACCACTACCGGTAATAGTGGCGGCATTTCCCTGCACCCACTTGTTGGTGTTACCAGACTTAGGATCGTACCAGTAAGGCGTAAGCTCAACTGTTTTTGAAACATCTGCCCCACTTACAAGCACAAAGCACTCGGTCGCGTCGACGTTTGGATACTCAACCCCGTCTGTTACCGCTGACGGAGCAGCGCTAACTGCGGTAACATTGGCTGCGTAGACCACAGGAAGATTTCTAAAGTTGCGTCCCATACAATACCCGCTTTTATTATTGGGGTTTCTGTCAACCCAGGTTGACCAGATAGTATTATCAGAACGGCTGGAGAACAACAATATGCCTGAACAAGAAGAAAAAGCCCCCAGAGAGGGAGCGAACCTTTCCAAGAAGCGCCCGGCCTTCCACGAGGTAATGGAAGAGACGTCCATTCCTCCCTCCAGAGCGCTCGGAGAGGTGGGCAAGGCCATCGGTCAGGGGCTTGGCAGGGTCTTCAACCCAATCTCCACAGAGCAGGAAATGGAGAACACTGCAGCGGAAGCACGGGGCTCCGTGGACTATATGCAGCAGTTTGAGTTGTGGATGTCCCGATTTATGCGGGAGTACTCCCCGGAGGAGTACGGACGCATTGAAGACTTTATGGACGCTAAAGAGCGCGTGATGAAAGACCTACCCTTTGCAGAAGGTCAATCCAAGTCAGATTTGACAGACGAGCTAGCCTATAATGAGGCAGGCGAGGCGTACCTCCAGCGCGAGGCGCAGCGGATAAGGCGGGCTGACCCGGTAGAAGAGTCGAGCATGAGTATTGGCGCATCGCTACGAAACGCCCTACGTGCCGGTGTGCCTTCAGGTGGGCAGTAGCAGTATGTAACTACCTGTGTTAGAGATAGATATGGAACTCGCACTACTTCAGAAGCAAAACGAAAACCTCACCGAAAAGCTTGCTGCCGCCGAATACACAATGTCGGAGCAGCTTCAAACCAACCTTGAGATGCAGGCGGAGCTTGACCACCTGAAGGACGTGGTGAGCAACCTTACCCGCCGACTGCGGCGAATGGAAGATGCCTTCAGGGCTGCAAACAAACAGCGCAATGAGCTAATCCGTCAGACGGTCGGCCAGTAAACTTAGTTACTAGTTAACTACTATACGTAGACTAGTTAACTTAATTAACTCTCTTTAGAGAGCTTATGCAGTCTAGTAAACTTAACTAAGAGACTTAGACTAGTTAACTTAAGCTTAGGAAGCTGTCCAGATGCCAATCTACGATTTTTACAAATCTCTTGAAAAGCATGTCGTGGAACGTATCTGCTTTGAGTGTGACCACCGCTACAAGGGACTCCTCTACTGCCACAGATGCGGGCAGCCGTCTGGCGAGCCAGTAGATATGCCACGTAGCGTGGCAGAAACCGAGAAAGTTGCAACGTCCCGTGGCAAATCTTGACTGAGGGGTATCAGTGTGTTACCAATGAAGCATGGAAACTACAGATACCAAGGACCGGGCCACGCTGGTAGCACTTAGGCTGGGTAAATCCCCCCTAAAACGCCTCGATAGTGCCCGTGGGGTCGTTTCACGAGCCCAATGGTGCCGAAATCAGGTGCTACAAGCCCTAGAGCCCGTACAAGCGCAGCAAATAGCCCTCTGTAAGGGTGCATGCATCATTATCGGAGACGATGAGTGGATTGTACTAGAAGCTTTCGATGATGGAACCCTTGATATCGTCAATACAAGCAAGAATCCCTTGGATCAGACTAGTCACAGGTCTGGAATCCGTCTTTCACAACTGATTCGGGAGAACTCCTCATGATTTGCCTAGTTACAAACTCTCTTGCGTATGCTTTTGAGGAATCAGAGGTATGCCGACTAATCTCAAGACTCATTCCACTTGGTGAGAACATCGCCACAGGGTTCAAAAACATGGTTGACCTACCAGATGTAGACCATGAAGTAGTTACAATCACCCTTTCGGAGCAGTCAGAGGACAAAATAGACGGTGATTGGAGCGACCTACTCCACTACTCACCAATCCTCACACTCCACGAGGACAAACCAGGGGAGCTTACCTTCCGCCACCCTGCATCTACAGGCGCAGTCTTCACTTCCGACGAGCATTCAGCTCTTGTAGCCCTCGTAAAACTCACTCTACGTAATGTAGTAGATAAGCGAGTAGGTCTTACAGAAGCAGCTAAGGATGCATTCCTTTGCTCAAGAGGCTCAACAAACCTTTCAGAAAAGGATTTCAACTTCCTGTGCAATAACCTAGCAGGGACAGCATCAGGAACCGCACAGCTACTCGCACTAACAGAAGACATCTGGCCAACCTGGACACAGTACTTCGATAAGTACCCTAGGTCCGTACTCTCTATCGCCTCTAAAACACAAGTCCTTACCAAACCATTTGAAACAGATGCGGTAGGAGAAGCCTAATGCAGTTCGTCTTGGTTCAATCAGGGCCTAACAGCGGAAAGTACCACTCCCCTTCTGGAAAAGTATTCACAGAAGAACAGATGAAAGCCTACTACGCAGAACAAGAAAGGAAAGCTAAGCAGGATTCAAAGAATAATGAACCCTCCTGACAAACTAAGAGTAGTAGAAGCACTCATTATCGATGCCCTAATCTCCGCTGCTCCTCACGTATACCGTCAACAACATCACGGTAAACACGAACAAGACCGTAAAGACGCTGAAGAATGGATAGCTGCCTACTCCGATGTAGTAGCAGCACTAAAAGGAAATGGCTGAACATCCCATCAAATAGGGTCTGTGAAGTAGGATATTTTTTAGCGAGAGGGGTTTATCTTTAGTTTTATTACCCACGGGGGGGCGGGGGCGCACCCAGGTAGACCCCGCGCAAGCTCGTTCGGCCTGCCATGTTCCGCCCTGTTCCATTCCGTTCCGTGACGTTCCATTCTGTACCGTTCCGTTGCGTTCTATTCTCGGGGGTTTTGCCCTGTTCCATTGGGTTCCGTTGTGGACTGTTCCCTCGTATGGTTTGCCGGGAGTCTCAAACGGTACGCAAGCCCCCTGTCCTGTACATGCACACCTTGACCTCCCGCCTATTGCCATCGTTAGGCCGTCTTGCTTGGCTTGTGATGCCTTGCAAGGGGCTCGCCTATGGTCCTGGTAAGGTCTACGCCCGACAAGGGGCTTAGAAGGCCATTGTGAGGCTATCTGGCTGGATACCTCGTAAGGCTCGGAACATAGAGCCGTTCTGGCCCTGGATTCCAGGCGCAGGAAAGCCCGGCCAGCTTGCGCCGACCGGGCTTTCGTTTGTTGGGTTGTGTTGTGGCTATGCCACTGTGAATGCTTGCCCTGCAATCACTACGCAATCAACTGCCTCACTACTCGTTTTCATCATCGCAAGGAGCGCCTCCAACGGCAGCGCTACAGCGCCATCGGTAGACACAGCTTGTTGTGACAGGACAAGCGCTTTGTGTTCCGCGATCCGTTCTTGAATGGCATGCGCTGCCATGTAGTCCTGACTTGCAAGCGCCGTCTCAAGCTCAAGCTCAAGCTCGTTCAATTCGTCGGCTTGTTCCGTAGTGGCTTGGGGCTTTTGGATTGCCCTTGCCTTGTCATCCAAGTCCTTGCGAATAGCGGCGATACGAGCCGACTCCTCGGAAGCTTGATGGGCTCCAAGAAAGTCCTCTCTCGCTATGGCTTGCGCCTTGCTATCAGCCAGACCTTGGAGTCGTGCATCGCACTGCACAATAGTCGTAGGGTCTACGCTGTTCTGTTCTGTGGCTGGTGCCGGTGCCGGTGCCTCGGATACCGCTGCGATGTTGTCACGTTCCAAGCCAAGCCAGTTAGCGAGAACGCCGCAATTGTTCTCTCGGATAATGGACCTCCAGTGCCCTTTGTGTTGTGCAATGGGGTCGGCACCTTTACCCGGTGCCTCGGGCAAAGCTTTGTAGACTTTGCCTGTGTTCCCAGGTTGCGAGAACGAGCCCGGAGTTCTGCCATGTGTGAGGCGCTGCCTACGCTTGTCGGGATCCGCCTTTGCCTCCGCCGTCGTGATTGCCAGCAGGTCAAGCAATTGCCCGATTGACTTTGCAACGACGTTCCCCGTTCTGTAGCAGACGATTCCATTCTGCCCGGTGATAGCGGGGGTTCCTGGTGCCGTCAGGATATCGAGCAATGCGGCATTGCACTGTGCAATATGTGCGGTTTGCTTTGCTATCCGTGTAGCCGGGGCCGATAGCCATGGTTGGATCATGGCTTGCAACATGTCCTTGTGTCCTTGTGTAATGGTGTTCATGTTCTCTATTCTCCACGTTCCCTGTGAATGGTTGAAACAGAATGTTTCGATGCGGGGCCTGGGAACGACGGCACCCGCAATTAAAGGGTGAGAATCGGTTGAATTGTGGGTGTTTATAATGAATGACCGTTCACTTATGAGCCTAAGTTCCTGTAATCTATCAGGAATAAACCTTGTAAAGTTTATGTGTGCATGTTCTGTTGACATGGCAAGTTCCAACTCCCGTTCCGTTGTGGGTTCGGGAGTGGAACCCACTATGTTGCATGGCGTTACACGCTTAGGGATTACGTGTGCCTCGACCATCCCTGATGGTCACCAATAGACACGGAGAACACCTCGCCACCTCCCGGTCCACGGTATAGCAACGCGCCACTCATGGCGTATGCATAGCGTTGTGTGAACGAACAGGGTTCTGTTACAAACACAAAGCCTGGGGCGACGAAGTAGTGTTCCTTCGTGAGCTTGTCGTTTACGTTACGACCCGGCCAATCACGGGCTGTTGCAGGGCTTATGTACCTGTACCAACACAATCCGAAGCAACCGAACAACCCATCGTCGTGCAATACAATACGATAGTTCTGTACATTCGTTACGTGTTCCGCCGAACCCTCGTCTACAGCGTTACCATGCCGGTCTACCGCAAGGTCACCACCGTAATCCGCAAGGTCTTGCAAGTTATCATGCAAGTCCTTTGCAAGCTTCAGCGCAAGCAGTCTATGTTCCGTTAGCGATAGAGCAGTGAGCCATCCCGCAATGGTGCAATACTTTGCGATAGCGTTCTGTTCCATGGTGAGTCTGGGATATTGCACTTCGCAAGCGGCATACGAGTACCCATAGCACACGTCAATGACCTTGCTAAGAGCAGTCTCCTGTTCCTGTTTGTTCGCAGCATCCAAGCATTCACGGCAGTACATGTAACCGTGCTTGCATGTTTGTTCTGTTTGTTCTGTGTTCATGGTTTGTCCTTGCCTCGTTTACCCGCGAGGCATCGGGTTGGTGATTGTTTGTTAGACGATTGATGATGCGATTAGATACAAGAATCCGAATAGGAATATGTAATACCAGAATGGCCATTGTTCTGTTCCCATTACACTCTCGCGCTGTTGTAGAGGTGAAGAGCAATCTCTTCCGACTCTTTACGACATGCCTTGTCTAAGCCATCCGAGAACTCTGACGGGCTGTTCTTCGTTACCATGCTACCAATGCGTTTGTAATAGACAGCGCTCTTACGCAAGAGGAATCGGTATTCCTGTGCTTCGTTCTCGTGGTTCTGAATGATTGCGTTGAGGTGCTGGATTTCCTCGTATTGTTTCGCCGCAAGTTCTGTTTCGGGATTGAACGTAGCCTTGTGTTCGCAAAGTTCTTCAAGAAGATCCGCAATCTCATCTCGTTCTGTTCCGGCCCGGTATCTTGGGTCGTTGGATAGGTTCGCAAGTAGCGATTCAATCCCTCGCATAAGGTGTGTATATTCCGCCTCGCTTACGTTTATCATGATTCCATTGAGTGACATATTGTGTGTCCTTGTGTATTGTGCTTTGTTCTGGCCGCTGGCTGGATTGCCGGAGCCACGAGTAGTATAACACGCTGGCTAAGTACTTGAAATCCCTATGCTTTCAGCGGCGAGCCACCCCCTGGTAAGCAGGACAGAACTTCATCGCGTAATGTATGTGAGTATATACGATAACGTGTAGCGTATCGTGTGTGTATGTGTGTGCGTATGCGTAATCGCAAAACGAGAAAGCCCCGGAACCGCAACGCTCGCACGCTACAACTCCGGGGCCTATTGAGATACACGCTTAGGGAATGTCAATCGTAAGAGGCTACACAACTAGACCCAAACTTGCGATCCGTTTGTACGATTACGTTTGAGTCTTCAAACGTTACAACGCATCGTTCCTCTGCCATGTCCTTGATTACACCGGCTGGAAGATTGGGCCATGTTCCAGCCAATAGGTACATGCGGCTACCAATCGTGGTGCCATCCTCGTCAAGACCGACACCTCCCAATGACATTGCAAAGTTGTATGCACCTTCGGCATGAAGCCCAACCGTGATTGTCTTCTCATCGCCAGTTGTTGGAACAGATTCCAGAACGAATGTTGCTCCCATCATGCACCTCCCGTTGGGCCAGTAGCAGGCTCAATAGGCCAACCCTTTTCGGAACAGTTCGCATCGTATTGTTCCTTTGTGGAACCCATGACCCATGTGTATCCACAACCAATGGGAGTGAACAGAACCTTCAAGCTCATGAAACACAAACAACGAGGACATCGATAGATGGGTTGTTCCATTTCCACCGGGTTCTCAATATCTGTGATATCCAACTGCCCTTCGCAACTTGACGCTACCAAGTTCGGGTTCACATCAGTTGCTTGGATTACACTTACAAGTCGACCGCAAGTATTGTTTGGGCAATTGATTAGTAGGTTTGCTTCCTGCCATATCTTGAACACTTGCCTAACGAGTTCGTTGTTTGAGTGTTCACCTTCGGAAATGCTTTTGTAATACTCGATGGAGTCCATCATGCACCTCCACTTGTCAGCATCTTAGAACGTGAGCGTTGTGCTGCTTGTGTGAACCGACCACGGTGGAACCTCGGGTTCTCCTGTTGGCAGAAGTCACCGAGCTTTACGACGAGCGTATCGAATGTCTTTCGTTCCATTGGAACGGAGCCAGCAAGCTCCGCAATCTTTATGAAGTCTACTCTTGTGAGTCCCATGTTTGTTCCTGCCTTGTAAACCGTAAGGCTACGGGGGTTTGTGTTAAGGGTGAGGCATCTATTCGGATACGGACATGCCTCCCTGTTCCGTGATGTGATCTACTTGGTGCTTTCCAATCCGTAGTTACGAACCGCGTCATTCAACACGTCGCTGATTGAGATGGGTTCATCCGTAAGGATGTCCTTCATGATGTCGGTCAAAGCGAACACACGGTCTTGCATTTTGTTGAATGCTATCGTGAGTTCTTCCTTTGCATTGAGCGCATCCCTAAGCAAATCATCCTGCGGGGCCTGTAGCTTTGCAATGATTGCATTGAGGTCACGTTCCGTTTCATGTGCAGCCTCAAGCCGTGCCGCGTATTGCTTGGATAGCTCCGTAGAGGCATCGCCTCTTGCTTTCGATTCCACACCTTCCATCAGCAGCTCTGCTACCTTCGCAAGAAAGAACACAGGGTCTTCTGTTCCCGCTGCCTCCATGTAGCTCGCAATGATATCGCAACCATCAAGGCTAACCTCCTTGCTGAAATCGATACTCGGCCCATGGTACACCTCGTTATGCAGGTCAACCGTTACATCGATATCAACGTGTGTATCCTCGACACTGATCGAGGTACTTACCTCGTGTTCCGTTGAGTAGTTGTCTGCAATCTCATACTCAAGACCCTCAAATACTACCTCGTGTTCAATGGAATATGGGTAGTTGTTGAGCATACGTCTGAACACGGTTTCATTCGTAAGCCCCTCCCTACCCACAAGGTCGGAGAGCAAACTGCTATGCATCTTTGCCCGTTCCGCCTTGTCTCCAACGGAACAAATGCTATCGAACACATTGCAGACATTGTTCGCAACTGTTTCGCGTTGCGTTCTCAAAGTCTCCTTCTGTTCGTCGGTGAGTTCTTGTGATTGGGTTGTGCTGTCTTGTGATTGACCCATGAGGGCTCCTTGTTCCGTTACGCCGGAACATACGTTTGTTGTGAAAGATAGGCAGTTTGGGAACGTACCCAGGTTCTTTCGTTGGTTGGTCAGTTACCTTTGTAAAGCAACATGAATGCCGCAAGCTGTCCGAACACATAGAAGCGGAACCCAAAGAGCCCGCCGATGTCCATGCCAAACATGCAGAACAAACACGATGCAATCGCAAAGGTCTTCTGTTCTGTTGTCATTACTCGGATGCACGAGCGAACAACGGAACAAGCTTCCCGGCTTCGCTTTCAAGTTGGGCGCGTTCCGACTCGGAGAACTTTCCTTCCCAAGCTGCACGGGTCATCGCATTGATCAGGGCGGCTGGTGTGTCGCCTTGTTCAAACTTGTACCCGTTCAACAGGTTCTCTTGGAGAACCTTGCTTGAGATGTTCTTCCCAATCTTCTCGTTCTCAACAGCCCACACGAGGGCTTCCTCAACGGTGCCAAATGTTTGGCCCCACATCTCAACGTCATCGATGAGTGTGTTCGCAAGAACACCCCAATCATCGAGGATAGCTGACATGCCTTCACGAACCTTGCGGGTTGCCCCGATAAGTTCCGTTTCAATCTGTGCCATATCGCCCCAATGACGAAGCTGAACCATCGGTGCATAGTCTTGTGCAACGATGAGCAGGTTCAAACACAGGTTGCGATAGACGATGCCACCTCCACGCAAGGAACCGGCACCGCTATCGTTCGTGCGGAATCGGAACCCAGCCTTGAAGAAGTCACCTGCCGCAAGGTTACGAGGACGTTCATCCGGCATCCAGATGCAATCAACCTGTACGTTTGTGGACTCCGGGTTGTAAGTCACTTGAGCCCTGGAATCTTTCAAGGCACTGGATGAACCGACGATTGCTGCGATCTCGTTCGCATCAACCACGGTGTAGCCGGGACTTACAGTTGCAAAGAGGGAACGCTTCCCTTTGTTCACACGAGTACGCAACTTCAACGTAAGTTCCTGGTCTACCTTGCCAGACATTTCGTTGAACACATGAGCCCTCAAGTCGGGTTCCATACGTGCCATCACGGGACCAGCACTCGGGAACACTTGGTTCCCACGAGCCGCCTTGCCACTATGGGATTCCACCCCGTAGTCTTCGGAAGCTTCCATGCGGAACTTCGACAACAGGTTTGCAAAGGCGCGACGTTCAACCGTGATGTTCCCGTAACCAGGAATCACCAGCCTACCGTCATCGTCCATGCAAAGGTCACGAGCCTTGGCTGTCAAGTCAACGCGCTCTTCCTGTTCAACGTTCTTTGCAAGAGACTCCCAAGCCTTCGATGCTTCGGGAAGTGTTTCCCATTCGCTACGAAGTTCTGAGAAACGATTGTCACCATAGTCGATGACTCTCGTTCCCTTCGCATAGACAGGAGGCGTTGGTTCAAAGCCCATTGCACGAAGCACTGCCTCGTGTTTATCAATGCGCTCGATTGCCTCCTCACTGATCGTTCCGCCCTTTGCTTCGGGAACAGCGTTCGGTGCTGGGTCACGAACGAATACATCATGACTCGGTTGCGAGTCCATAGTGATCGCAACGACATCGGATGGTTTGAGTCCAACGTTCGCAAGTACTCCGTATTGTTCCTCGTAGTCAGAAATCTTCATGACCCGGAGTTCCGGTGCAAAGTCCAGCCTTGCGTAAGCAGCCATCGCGGCTTGTGGATTGGGGTACTTTACAGGTTCTTGCGTGATGACATTGTAAAGTACCATTTGTGGTGGTTGTTGTACTGACATGTTCTGCTCCTTGCGACCTATTGTGAATGAAAGATGCTGGCTGGTCGCTTCCCAACAAACCCTACTTATCGGACCAGCCAAGCCCTGTCAAATCGTCAGTGATTTCAGGTACTTAGCTGGTCGGTCTGGTGTCTTGAGTAGGCTCTGAACCCCCTACGTGATTATGTGTTTCCGCGCCTAATATGTTATTCATATCATCTGCACATAACCCACCTATCATATCTATTGGTATATCGCGTATGTTAGATTCGTTTATCATGCGTACGTATTGATTACGAAACGTGCGCTCGATGCTACCGTTCGCGTTCCAATCCGTTGTAAATCCCTGACCCCACCACTCGGGGCACAACCTGGATAGCAAGGTCACTGCTCGTTGATACACCGTTAGCGATATCTCTCGATTCATGAGAGGGATACGATGCTCAAGCAACGAACCAAACTCTATGAGTTGCGCCGCTTCATCTGCTTCTAATGCGAGCACAAGGCTGACCATCAATGCGTGCTTTGTGTCGGGGGCTGCTGGCTTTAGCAAATCAAACTCACGCCATGCTTCGCAGATGCCTCGTGCATAATGGCGTGCTGTTCTTGTGTACCCAAGGGACGCAGCGTCAACGATTCGTTTGTTGACCAGTGCCTTCACAATCTTTCGATACCGAATGTTTGCAGAATGCGTAGCCTTAGCTTCCGGCACTGTTGTAAGCTTGTCGCCTATGTCTCTCGCAACCATGTCTGCCCATTGGCGTTTACCACGAGCATCCAGTAGTTCAGGAGACGATACACGTATAGAAAGTTTGCGTCCTGGGAATACCCACAAGCGACCCCGCACACCCAGAAAGATTTCTCTACGCCCAACGATTACGCCAATGAAGTACGTTCGGATTCCTATTTGCAATAGGCCCGCGTTGATTATGGGGAAGCGTTTCTTTTCCTTTCCGCTTACGATGGTAGCCCACCCGAGTGGTTCACCGTAATCGGAATGCGGTATGCGCCCGCGCTGGTATGGTTTACGACAAACTATTTTCACGATGACTCACGGTATTCAAATCCAACAAAGAAGTTTCCAGAAGGCGCAGCAGATGGGGTGTGGAAGGCACCCTATCGCCGCTCTCCCAGAAGCTGTAGGCTGCCTGACTGACCCCTACTTCTCTGGCCGCCTGTGCCTGGGTAAGGCCCGCTTCCAGCCTACATCGGCGGAGGGTTGAGGGTATGCCAAAATCTGTCCGGGGTATGGTTTGTTGTTGCCTGTCCATGCCCCCCATGATAACTGGCTGTTATGGAGGCGGCAAGTCTTCGGTCAAACCAACAACCCAAAATGGGAGAACATTGTGAGCACAGCAGTTGACATAGAACGCAACCTACTTGCGACTCTACTTATGAATGGTGGTGCCGGTCTGGATGAAACAGAAGACCGCTTACAACCTGTCGATTTCGCATCTGACCAGCATCGTCAGATTTACCTTTGGGTACTTGGGAAGGTACGCGACAAGAAAGTTCCAGACTTCTCGATTCTTCTTAGCGAGAACGGTGATTGCGTACCATTCGGTGGCGTCTCGTATTTGCAATCCCTTGTAAGCTACGCTGGACCCAAGGCTAGTGTACCTACGTGGGCTAATCGTGTTCACGATGAGGCTCGTGTTCATCGTATTAGGCACGCTGGTCAGCAAATCGTGGAGCTTACAAACGAGCACACGTTAGAGGCTTCTGATATCGCTGTAGAATCCGAGAAGATTATTCTCGATGCAACGTCTGACAAATCGGGAGAGGGGCCACGCCCAATCTCGGAACTGATTCACAATCGCATGAACGAATGGGACTTGATTCGTACTGGAGAAATGCTTGAATACTACCCGTCTGGTTTCAAGTCTTTCGATGATGCGTACATTGGCTGGCCGAAAGGATACCCGGTCATCATTGGCGGAAGAACAAAGATGGGCAAGAGCATGTTTATGCTTAGCGCTGTGCTTCGTGGTGCTTACGCAGGAGTCCCGCAGGGTATCATCTCGATTGAAATGCCCGCGTCAACGTTGATGGACCGGCTTGCTTCTATTCGTTCCGGCATTCCGGCTAACGAAGCTCACGGTTCTGATGTCGATAAACGAGAGAAACTTTACGATGCATTACGTGAAGTGAACAAGCTTCCCATTTCTGTTGATGATGCATCACGACATGTTGAAACGATTGAGTCTTCTGTTCGTAGGATGTCCAGGCGTTACGGAGCCAAGGTCATCTGGCTTGATTACATGCAGCTTGTAAGGCCCACACGACTTGCGAAAGAGCCGGGGTCTTGGGCAGAGCTTGATGAAATCTCCGATTCGATTCGTGCTATTGCGAAGTCAGAAAACGTTTGTATCGTATCAATGATGCAGTTCAATCGTGAAGGAGAGCACCGCTCCACGGATGGCAAGCGTGGTTACCCATCGACCACCGCATTCCGGGGCTCTGACAAGCCCCTGTTCGACGCTGCGATTGCCTTTGGCCTATACCGTCCATGGCACTATCAGGCTCCAACAGACGAGGATACTGGCGATACGATATCGGACACCACACAAGCTACGATGCGTCAGCCTTTGGACTTAGTTTGTTTAGCTTGTAGATACGCACCGCCAAAGAATCTTCACATGAAGGCAACGCTGGCAACCCAACGTCTTTACGACGAGTTGGATTAGTGATTGCCCTTGAGAACTCCGGTCTTCCACCACGTTGAGCGAGTTCGATAGCACACTCCCCCTCTCCCCTTACGTCGTAAAGCAAATCACTGTTGGGGTATAGCGAGATTGCCTCGTGTATCTCAAACTCTTCCGATAGTATTTCCCAATAGGTAAAGTCAGAAACAAACTCAATAAACGATATCCAACGAGGGCTACCTTCCGTACGCATCTCACGCATTGAATCGAAGTAAGTATCCATTGCGTTACTCACAACCTCAACCCACTCGTCGTTATGAGTGGCATACATTTCAACACAAAAGTCAGTGACCATTCGCAACTGACCAGAAGTTCTTACAGTCACGATAGGGGACCGGAACTTCCAAGCAAAGTAGAGCTTCCTCAATAAAGGATCTCTAACCATATGTTTCTCATATCTAGTTCTAGCTTCTCTAGAATAACTAGACTTAAGAATTCCTAGTCTTCTAGTAACTACATTGAAGCTTCTAAACTTAAGAATACTAGTTCTAGTTAGTTTCTTAGGAACTCTATAGTTAGGTAACTTATTAGATTTACTAGGCATTTGACAGGTTAGCTACAGGGTGTTACATGGTAGGTAGAATCGGGAACAAGGTTCAGGTCTTCATCGCATATTGCGATACCAGTTTGCTGGCTCTTTCCCGTGAGTCAGACGTAAGCAGCATAGAGCTAACGAGGATTGTAAACGGGAACCGCAAGCCAAGTCGAGGAGTAAGAGAACGTATTGCAAAGGCAATGAACATCACGCTGTCCGAACTTGATTCGGACCTGCAGGTTTTTACAAGCGCAATCAAGCGCAATCAAGGGAGGCCAGAATGGCTGAAGAAGTAATACAACTCACACCCGTAACTCCAGAAGAGTTTGTGCGTGTGTGGCAAACATGCAGAACGGTAGGCGAGGTAGCCAACAAGCTAAACCTTACGAAGCGTGCTTGTTACCAGCGTGCTGTTGCGTATCGCAAGAAGGGCGTTGCCCTAAAGAAGTACCCAGTGGGTAGGCACGGTGCCCATCACGATATCGATTACGCATCACTTGCCTCGCTAGCCCGATCACTTTCATAAACCATAATCCTTTGAGTGTTGCTCACCTCTCATTGGATTCTTTTACGTGAGCAGGAGTCGTCATGACAAAACCAATCAACAACCTTGAAGCACTTACACGTCCAATGATGGATGAGGAAGTCAACTGGCGTATGGATTCGCTTATGAAGAACGGAACAAGGGTCCGTCTTCTTGCGTATATCGATGCGCGTGCTGCAATGGAGAGGCTCGATGAGTCCGTGGGTCACGGAGGCTGGGCAGATGATTACATGCCTGGACCCAATGGTGGCGTAATGTGTAAGCTTTCGCTTTGCATTGGCGGAACCTGGGTAACCAAGTCCGACGTTGCGGAGAACACGCAAATCGAAGCCATCAAAGGTGGCGTATCAGATGCGTTCAAACGTGCCTGCGTGAAGTGGGGCATTGGCCGCAACCTGTACGACATTGGGGATACCATCGTGGATGTCGTAAGCAACTACCCCAAGGGTGTTTCAAAGAAGTACATCGTTCGCATCAACTCAAAGCGAGACAACGTAAGGGGCTGGGCAGTAGCTCCATCCATTCGTGACATCATGGGTATTCACACAGATACAGGAGCACCCAAGTTTGAACCCGAAGTTGCAAACGGAACACCTGTCCCAGCAGAACCAATCATCGAGCCTGTTACGAAAGATCCAATCGTGAAGGAAGTCGTTGAGCAACTTGATGCGAAGGTTGTTGATGTTGTTCCTGCAAAGAAGGGTCGCGTAAGCAAGGAAGACATGCTCACCGTGATTGGAAACATCATGCGTGGTCACAACCTGGACAAGCAAACTATCCCTGACTTCATAGAAGCCATCACAACTGGTGACACCAGGAGTGCCATGGAGTTCAAGGAAATGAAGTGGGCGCAAATCAACGATGCGTTCAAGGTTGCGAAGACTATTGCAACTCCACAAGCATGGTCTGATTACAACAACGACATGAGCGCAAGGGCATGAGAGGTCCGAACGCATACGAGTTCCCTAACCTCGTGATTGTCGGTGGAGTCATCGACAATTGCGAGGACCAGGGGAAAACCAAGGCGAGCGGCAGGAGGGTTGTCGCTCGCCTCAAGAACCCGCACATGGCTAACAATAGGTTTGATACAAACCTGCGTATTGTAGCCTACGGCAGACTGGCTGAAGACCTCATACAAATCAGTCAGGTAACGAACTCCATTCTTGTGCATGGCAGGATGGCAACAAACGAAAGTAAGGACTTCGGAACCCATGCATTCATAATCGCTCATGCCATCTACGACATGGGTGAAATAGACGAGAACAATACAAGCATAATGCTTGATAACGGAGGTCCAACATGAATGGACAAAGAATGGTTCCTTGGAGGTCTGATATGGAAGGGCCAATAGAACACTACGTAAATGTAGATGGACATGCAATGCCAGATATTGCGAGCATGGTCAACGAAAGGATTTCAAACCCAGAGGAGCTTCTGTGTCAATACGATACGGAAGCAATCGGGTCTACAATCCTGCGCCAACTAAACGATAAGCGTGGTGGCCCCGCACTTCGCTTGTCAGCGTCTGGTGGCTGTACCCGTGCTCTTGCATACAACTGGCATGAGTCGCCATCAACTGTTCCAATCGATTCAGCATCACGAATGAACTTTGCGATTGGCGACCTAACGGAAGTTGTCATCGTAGCTGCAATCAAGGAATCGTTGGCGTCATCGGAACAGCCCGCATTCGTTCTTGAGAACACGCTTGAGCAGCAAGCAACGGTACACATTGATGTGGATGAGCACATCCAGATTAGTGGCCACCCGGATGGTCTTATGATCGTGCCTCTTCGTAATAGGGAGGACGGTTCCATCGAGGGTGTTGCTCGTGCCGTATTGGAAGTCAAGTCAATGAGTGACTACGGTTTCCGCAAGTTCCGACGCGAAGGTCTTACGGAAGACGATTCGTACTACGGTCAGATTCAAGCCTACATGATGGCTACCAAATCTGAGTACACGTACGTGATTGCATATGGAAAGCAATCAACGTCCAAGGACACAGCCCCTCCGTTTGAGGGAGCTTGGATTCAAGCCAACCCGGTGTACCAAGAATCGATAATAGATAAATACCGTCGCGTAATCGAAAGCGATTCGCCGGAACAGTTTGCACGCATCCCTCCCAATCGGAAGGGACAGCTTGTATTCCCCTGTACATATTGTACGCATCTTCATACCTGTCATGCTGGAGCCTATGACAAAGCTGAAGAATCTAAGTGGCTCCAAAAAACAACCAAGGTCCGCACTTACGCGGCAAAGGACAACTCATGATCAATCAAGTCACACTCGTCGGAACCGTGAGGCAGCAGCCGAAACCTGCAGCCAACGGTGCTTTGCTCAACTTCTCGGTAGTTACGTGGTCACACGGCAGGGACGGAAAGCGTTATGACACAACGCATTTCATTGATGTCAGTGTCAAGCGTGACATTCCGCCTCTTGGTGAGGGAGCGCTTGTCGCTATCACCGGAACTATCACTCGACGTTCCTACGAAAAGAACGGGCAGAAGGTTTGGGTGTCAGGCATCCTTGCGTTCAACATCACGATGGCTGAAGGTGCTCCCGCGAATGGCACACAGCCCTCCTACAGTCGGAGCCCCGAGTCCAGCCATAGCAATGCAAGCGTTGATAGTGGTGGTCAATACCCTCCGCAAAGCAACGATGAAGAAATCCCGTTCTAGTGAAACCAACTGATACGTGGGGCCGGTCGGCTCTGTTGGGTGCGATTGAATCTCTTGGCGGGAACAAGAGTTTCATTCAAGCCCTTTACGAATCGACCGGCCTCCGTCTTCAAGAGCAACGTGTTCGGCTCTGGGCAAATGGAACACGGATACCAACTAGTCGCGTAGATGAAGAGAACCCGCAACCAACTGACCGTCATCGGTTGAATTGCTTTCTACGTATACCTGACGAGGCATGGTGGAATCCTCCACCAGAACAAGAACCAGAACCTATTGACGATGCAATAGGATTCTACGATCCCAAAGAAGGTGAAGAATGAACTTACCCGGATACGACAGCTGGAAGCTGGCCTCTCCATACGATGACATCCAGCCCAGCGATCTGGTGCTCACCACACAATGCGATGTTTGTGAGCTTCATGACCATGACGAGCACATCATCGTTGTCGGTGAAGAGAATCTCTGCAAAGACTGCGGCGAGGTGGAGGCCATCCCCGATGACCACTACATCGAGTGCGAGGGTTGCGGGGCCAAGGTGCTGGAAGACGAGGCAATCTCAATCAACGATGGAACAATCGACCACACCCCAAGGGTATGCAAGGAGTGTGCTAAATGATTTGGGTTGGAATCGATCCTGGCAAGGACGGTGCAATCGTTGCGCTCAATGAGTCCGGTGTCCAGACGGTTCCAATCCTGCTTCGCAAGTGCGTTCAGAAAAGGAAATGGAACATCCGTCGTGTTCTTGATGCCTTTGCAATCTTTGCGAATATGAACCCAGAGCTTGTGGTCATTGAGAAACCAATCGCAATGCCACGACAATCAGTCAAGTCAACCTTTGAAACTGGCTATGGATTTGGAATCCTGGTCACAGCAATGGAAGCACACAACATCGAATACGAGGTTGTTCCTGTAAGGGAATGGCAAACCAATGTGCTTCTTGGAACAGATGCAAAAGGCAAAGAGCGAGCAATCGAAGTGGCCCACGCGATTGTACCAGAGCTTGAATTTTGTGGACCAGTCAAACACTCAGGCATTGCAGATGCTGCGTGCCTAGCAATACATGCGAGGAACCAATGGAACGAGAGACAATCAAAGCCGTAAGGGATGCAACAAGCATTCAAGAGCTAGTCAGTGAACACACGCAACTGCAAGGTGCAGGGGAGCAACTGAAAGGGGTGTGTCCTATTCACGATGACACCGACCCGTCCCTTTACGTACACCCTAGTAAGAACATCTGGTACTGCCATGGCTGTCACAAGGGTGGCGATGCAATCCAGTTTGCAATGGACGCAAGGAAACTAAGCTTCTTAGAGGCTGTGGATTTCCTGGCTGAACGTGCTGGTATTGCAGTCGAGTTGAACAAGGAACGCTCAGAGGCGATGCTGCAAGCAAAGGGAAGGCATGTCACGTATGGTCGCAATCTTTGGTCTGATGAACCACCAAGGCTTTCTCATAAAAGAGAAGCGGCAATCGCGTACTTAGAGTCGCGTAAGGTCACACTTCAAACCGCGCAGTTGTTTGAGTTGGGAATGGATTCAAAGGGGCATATTACATTTCCGTTCATGAACGAAGCAGGGAATGTTACCGGACATGCCTATCGTCCCGCCACCGATGAATGGGCGAATATGGGCAAGAA